TGCACTCATCTTCTCCTCACGTTCCCGAGCTTGGCCGTAAGACAACTTAGCTGCCTCGAACTCCTGCCGTTTCTCGTCGAACGAATAAGGATCATCTTTCTGCAATGCTTCCCAATCGATACCCATGAACTTGCCAAGTTGTTCGCTGCTAGCGGCTTTCATCTCAGCAATGCCATCCAAGTACTGGGATTTAGCGTCCAAGTACGATTCTGACTGTGCTTTGAGGGCTTTACGCTCAGCGGCTACTTCTTGGGTTACCTTAGTGAATTGGCGTTGGCGTAGATAGCCTTTCTTAGCCTCCTCTACGTTCTTAACCTTGAACTCACCTTGGTCATCCTCTATTGAAAACAGGAAGTCATCGTCCTCTTCCTCATCCGTGTCATCACCCTCTTCCTCGTCGTCTTCATCCTCAGTTTGCTCATCAGAGTCATCGGATTCAGCTTCCTCAGCTTCGGTTTCGTCATCGACTACGCTATCATCCTCAAGCGTTTCTTCATCGGTTGTAGTGGCTACACTGTCCGATTCACTATCTCCCTTAGTCATAAAGTCTAAGGCTTCCTCGATTCCAGAAAAGACTGGTTGATCGTTGGTATCCATTTTCACGCTCCCGTATAGATTGGTTCAGGTGCAAATAAAGGTTCTTCGACCTCTGGTACACTTGACAGCTTATTGACCATTAAGATAATTAACTGTTGTACGTCCCGGTAAGGTAGCTTAGATAGCTCCTCCAGGATTGCTAGACTTTCATCTCTTGTTAACTCAATCATGTAACCTTCTTGCCTCTGAAGCCCAGCCCTCTAGTTTAGTGTTAATTGTCTTAATAACCCTTAGTTGTCGAATGATCGACATGACTTGCTCTGCGCTATCCGTTGGTATATTGTCCAAGGCAGTGTGCAAGCACTGATATACATCTTCCATACAAAGTCTGTATACCTCTTCTCCGAGTAATACAGCAGCTCGGTTACCCCTATCGATCTTTTGCGCATCAGTGAGTAGTAACTCCGTCTTGTTCATGTTCATCTCCTATTGATTCAATGGTCATGCTTGCGAAAGCACACATTGAACTCGCAGCCCGTATCTTATCTTCTTCATACCCAACTAGGCTTACAGTAGTAATATCTTCCTCTTCCTCTAGTACAGCCATGAAGTAGACTAATGTCCCGTCTTGTATGCAGGACTTAGCTTTCTTGTAAATACCATCTAGTTCTTCAAGTGCGCTGGTTACGTTATCTTGCTTGATATTAACTACATCGCCCATGTTAACTCCTTAGTCGCTTCCTACTTTAACCGCCCTGTTCTGTGTAGCTTCCAGCTGTAACTCAGCGATCTTGAACTCGTTCTCATCAAGGTGCTGTTGCTTCTTGAACTCTAGCTCTTGTGCATCAAGCTCTAAGCGTTGAGCTTTAAGCTGTAACTCCATGTCAGCTTGCTCTGCTTTCTTCTGCTCCATCTGCACTTGTGCTTGTAGTGCTTGTTCTTCTACGCTTGGCCCTTCATCTGTGTCGTCGGACTCAGGTTGTGTAAAGAATAGATTACCATCCTTACGGCCAGCTACTCTGGTTTTCTCCATAGCAAGGTTCCACACGTTGCTAGGTTTAACGATAGTACCTAAGCCACCCGCGGATACGATAGTCTGCATAGTCTGCTCTATCTGCTGCATCTGCATGAGCTGCTGGTTCTTACTGCCGTTACCAATACCTACAGTAACATTCATGTCATTACGTGAACGCCACTCTTCTGGGTTAATAGCAATGAACTCACCGTTGTTGTTACGAATCTTCTTCTCTGGCTTCTCATGGGCTAAGCCAAGACGGTGGATGCCTAGCATCAAGTCCTTAAGTCCTGTCTCAGCGAACACACGAGCGATAAGCTCTAGCTTCTGCTCAGCTGAGGACATTACTAGCTCAGCGGTACTAGCTGCTGTGTTAGAGTTAAACATCTTAGGATCAAGACCCTGTCCACGCTCCGAGACACCCGATCTGCGCTCTGCTAGACTATCGGCATACCCTAGTACCTCGAACGCTGATCTGTCCAGCTGAGGCGTTGCTAGGGACTCTACAGCCCCTTGGAAGTTCATTCGTACAATACCAGCAGGTGAGCTAGACATTAGATCGTCAAGATTAACCTGGCCATCTACTACTGCGTACCTACCGTTGTTAGTTCTTTCTTGGTTATCAAGCAGATTACGGATAACCTTGGACTTCAGTAACTGAATATCCATGATAGGGTCAATCGGCGTTGAACCAACATGACGATGCGGTACGATAATAGGTGACCAAGAGTAAAAGCCGGACTCAGGAACCTCTTCTTCATGGATTACGGTGTCCCCAATACGGAATACCTGCCATAATTCATCAATACCATCATCATTACGATCAATTCTTAAGTATTCTTCACGGAATTGAACTTTCCGGCTAGAGCCTAACTCAAACCCAGCCCCGTAGGACTCAATAACTACATCATCGTTACGATCTTGGCGTATTGAGCTGTAATCAACATCTGAACCAGCGTCTTCTACGTCATCATCAACATCGAAGCCCATAGCCCTGATCTCAGAGATAGTCCTCATTGATACTTGTGCTACATAACGGGCTGATTCAATACAAGTGTCCCCTTCAGAGATTCTCATCTCCTCAGGTGGTACATTAGTGATAACAGTCCTGTCTTCGCCCTTAACCTCTGTGATCTTGAGGGTGCTTAGTTCCTCATCTTCTTGGAATAGCTCAACTGAACCCTCGAAGTCGTCGCCTAGACCAGCTAGCATCATAGCTATCTGTTCTTCTGTCTGGTGTTCGTACTCTTTGGACTCAGGGGATGCTGATTCTCTAGTGGCCTTAACGTAGCCGACCTTGTTCATCAGACCATCTTTGATCCAAGAGTAACCTATCTTGAAACCGGGGTTAGCACGATAGAAGACCCAGTTAACGTACTCAGTCTCTTGCTGCGCTGCTTGAATATCATCTTCATCTTCGGGGTCAAAGATCACGGCTTTATCAGAGCTGAAGAATATCTTAACTAGATAAGGCATGATTGACTCAACAGTCTCGTACACTTCGCGTGTAACGAATTGAGAGCGGCCTTCTACTTCATTACCGTACTTGTCGCCATGGTAGTAATCGTTCAGCTTCTCTATACGCTCTGCTAGGATGCCATCATGCGCCCCAGTAGCTGCGTCAGCTTCTTCCTGTAACCTTGAGAGTAATTCCTCATCAGTCATTATACAATTCCCCTTGACATTACAGGTAGTTTAACACCAGCGTATCTGTTATTAGCGTCTGACTCCACTTGAGTCTTAGCGTACAAGTGCCTTGATTGGAAGGCGTACCGTAGGGCTGACATAAGATCATCATCTATAGCGTAAATAACACCATCAACCCTGTGGTACTGGTTCTTCTCTTCTATCGTCATAGCGCAAGTATTGAATATCTTGAACTGTGAGTTCTGCATAGCTTGGTGCAGTGCATTAATACCCGGTTCTATCTTAATATCGCCTTTACCTTTAGAACCCGGAGCTGGTGGGTTCCTGAAGTGGTCTATAGTCATGTTCAGACCTTGCGATCTGTACTGATCCGCTAAGGTTAGCCCTGATCCTTTCTCGTGTGACATACCATCGTGAGGCCATACACAAGGTATCCACTGCCCTCTGGCTTTAATAGCAGGGGCGTGCTGCTGTGCTGTTAACCTGTTCTGGCGGTACTCAGCGTATTGATACACTGTATCTGAGTCCCTGTCCCAAGCTAGCCACACCGCAGCTGTAGGGTGTTCCCACCCGAAATCAATACCACATATCTTAGGCCAATGCGCCGGTATCTCGAATGGCTCTACTAGCACATCATCATCAGGAACCATGAACACTGGCCCTGAGCCGAATATAGGCTTACCTGTACTTCTCATTAATGCTTCAGCTGGGCTGTACTGGCTTAGCAGTTGCTCCTTGCGATCTTTATCAAGGTGCGGGGCATCATCCCATGTAGCTGACAGCAAGTACTGCCCTTTCTGTATATCATGCAGGAACTGATGAATAACCTTCGTCATGCCCTCTTCTGGCGTAAAGGTCATCATTACTATCCCAGCAGTGGCAACCGTCCGTGTAATGCACTGAGTATAAATACCGGCAGCGGGCTGTTCATCAAGCCATATCCAATCCATAGGTCGCCCCATGAACTTAGTCTCGCCTTGCTCGTAAGCCTTGAAGTCAAGTCTCGATACGCCATTAGCATTACCTGTGTAAGGATTGTAGTGCTGCACAAGTACCGTCTGAATAGCATTCGGAACCTGTGGCTTTCTAGTTGTATCCAGTATATCTTCTCTTGGTACGAATCCTGTGCCTTGTGCTTCTTGGTTCCCTGGAACTCCTAGTAGGTTCCCTTGCAGGATGTCCCTAGTAGTCTCGTTAGAGATACCGCAAGCCCAAGCGTTAATAGGTTTCTCGAACTTATGCCCTTTGTATCCTTCTGGATACTTACCTGTAAGATGACAGGCTGTAATAGCTGCACCTGTGGTAGTCTTACCAATCTGATTCGCACACATAGCTAGTATCTGTGCTGCTGAGCTTGTGCAGTCCCTTAGCTCTATCTGCCAAGGGTATGCTGTATCCCACCAGTACTTGAGCTTGTTGTACTTATGGCGGTTATCCTGCTCCAGTAACAAAGCAAGTAACACTTCGTTCTGCTCAGGGGTTAGCGGTGTCCCTTCCTTCATTTAACAGCCTGTAACGGCTGCATCAAAGCCCTGATCTCTTGCTGTATCTGCTCGTCAGTCTTCTTAGTGTTATCATTAAGGTTGATGTTAGTCTCAAGGGGCTTATCGTAACCAGCCCTCTGGAGATAGTCCTTAGCTGCATTCAAACGCACAGCTGGGGATACTGTTGTATCCTCCATGATCTCCTTAACGATACTCAGGGCGATAATAGCCCCTGCGCCTATACGGTCATCAATACGTTGCTTGATGCACTCGAACAGCTCGAAGTACAGCTTACGAGCATTAGCCTTCCAGCCTCTGCCAGCAATACTGTACCCGGAGTCCTTGTAAGCGTCATCACGGGAAGCTGTCCTGATGTATTCATCAATGAACTTCTGTTTCTTGTCGCTTAGGTCGTCGTAATTCACTTAGCCTTGCCCTTTGGCTTGGATACCCCTGTGACGCTCTCAGAGGCCTTTACAGCCACTTTAACAACTTCTGTATCCAAGGGTACTACTGTATCCTTAACAGGCTTAGAAACGCTCTCTAGGCTCTCAGGGATACCTGCGAATGTACTGAAGTCCCCTTTCTGCTCATGTACTTCTGAACCATCACCATGATCCAGTATGCACTTATCGAAATCTGAGGGGTGAGTGAACTTATCTTGTGTAGCTACGAGCTTACCATTTTTATAGATAGCTACTAACTTATTTCCACCGCGTTGTATTACAAGCATTCTAGTTCCTTTATGTAGTTCTGCATACTGTGGTCTGAGAAGTCCCATAGTAAGCGTTTGCGACCTATTGCAGTCAAGCGTACTGGGTGAGTACCTAGAAACACCTGTGTTACTGGGTCATTCCCGTTTCTGTACATTGTAACCTTAGCGTTAGAAGTGCTTCTAAAGGTTTTACCTTTGTAGAACACCTTAGGGCATCCAAAGGTAACAACCTCTTGTACTTCACACCGGAGCTGCTCTAGGAAAGCCCATAACGCTATAGCGATAGCCCCTCCCATTGAGTGTCCTACTAGTACATAAGGCTTAGTGCTTAGCCCCTCTGCACGTAATTCATTTAGTACAGCCCCAGCCCCTCTTATGAATCCAGCCTGCCCCACTGGTATCCCCTTGGCCTTCCAGGGCGTTATTCTTACATCTCGTACTATATCCCACTTATCCCTCAGGCACTCTGTAAAAGACTTCCCGTGACCTACCTCAGTACCTCTGAAGGCTATTAGCGTACACTCAGCGTAATTAACCTTGAAGAACTCTATCTCATTAACTGAGTGAGTGCTGTTACTGTATGAGTGAAGAACCCATCTAGCAAGGCTTGCGTGATCCATTACCGCTCCTTAGTCAAGAGGCACTCCAGCATCCTCGTAGTACTTCCTGAGGACTTCATTAGGGTCTAGATCATCATTAGGGTCTGGCTTAACCGGCTTAGGCTTAGCGTTAGTCTTAGAGCCAAAGATAGCATCCCAGTTCTCTCTGAGTAACTTCTGATTACCTACTTTCTGGAACTCTGACATTGTATCTCCGCTTTAGCGTTAATAGTAACATCCTCAGTGTACACGTGGACTGAGCTTAGCGTACAAGCTGCTACCGTTAGAACTACTAGTAACCCTATTGAGCGTAATAATAGATGTGGTCTCAAGATGGTTCTCCATTAATACGCCCTTAAAACAAAACACTTCTACATATTGAATAGTATAAGCATAATAAGAGTATCCGTTCCACGTGCAGGGTCACTTAGCGTATCAAGTTAGCGTACAAGAGACTTAGCGTAGCTTTAGCGTATCAGGTTCCCTGCACTCTGTTAGCTTTCCATGAACCTGCTACTGCTTGTATT